GTAGTTACGTGGAATACCTTGGATCTGTTCAACAAATCCTTTCCACTCGTCGTCGCGTTGTTCATAAACGCCATCAAAGACTTCGTTGATAATCGGTTCGACTACCGCACGAAAGTCTGTACTACGCATTGGGGTTGCCATTGCTTATTCCTTTCGTATTAGACTGAAACAGACGCGGCTGCGAACTGGTTATTAGAAATCTGGACTTGAACGATTGTGTAAGCATCGCCCCACTGGTTTGTGTTACCAGCTGGGTATGCTACTTCACGTCCGAGACCAACCACGCGTACTTGACCTTGGTTACCAGAACCAACAGCAGTTGCGAGCAATGCTGTAGTAGAGAAACCAGCACCACCGTTACCGATAGCATAGCCATCAGTTACAGTTGAACCAGAAGTGGTGTCAAAGTTGTACTCTGTGCCTAAAGCAGCAGAAGTTGCAGAACCGTTGATTTGAGCTTCGTATACAAGTGCTGGATCAGTGAAAATCCAGAAAATGATGTTTGTAGAAGCATCAAGGGTTGTTTTAGCAGCGTATTTAGCTACAGAACGACGACCGTCAGAGTTGGTGTACTCTACGCCATCAAAAACGCCGTATACTTTACCGCTAGAAGCAGTTTGGTTGGCGATTGTCAATTGGCCAGAAGAAGTGATCGCTACAGGTTGGAACTGCCAGAAAGACTGGCCAGAACTCAAGCTGTAAGGAGCAGTGTATGTCGTACCAGGTACGTAGGTGTTTGTGCCTACGAATGGAACCGCACGGTCGAGACCGCTTGGATGATATACAGGCTTCAGACCAAAGGGTTGAAATGTTGCGGACATTTATTTTCCTTTGTTTTTATTTTTGAAGAATGTTATGAAAAGCGAACATTACTGTTTGCTTTGGCGGCTTCCTTTTCCATTTCCAAAATACCACCTTCAAGAATTGAACGACCACCTTTGCCTTCTTGAGCAGTGCTCCGAACTTGCGCGGTGATATTACGTTGGTGCTCAAGGGGATCCTCAAGGTGCAACATTTTCATCACTTCTTGATAGATTTCTTCTGGTAACTTGAAGAGAACCATTTCATTACAGCTAACACAGCCTTCAAACTTGCCCGAGCTCATTTTGCCTAGTCCTTCAAAGCCTACTCCTAATTCTGAGGCTTTAACTGGCTCATAACCCAACGCCATACGTTTGTCGATACTGTCATAATTATTTGTGGTGGATAACCAGCACAAATGGAAGCCGGGAATAATCCCGTGTGGCAAATCAGGTAATGCACTGTTTTGCCACTTATCGCGGAACGCAGCTACACGTTCCTTTTTTGCTAACTCATTTGGATCCTCAGAAGCGATCCGTTCTTTTGTTTCGGCGACTCGATCGGCTAAGCGATCATCTAAGTCACGTTTAATTCTGTTGTTTGCCATGATAATTAACCTTTATTTTGACGATCATACTGCGCATAGGCGCGGATCATTTTGTTTCGTTTTTCTACATCGTCCCATGCACCAGCATCTTTGATCGCTTGTACACGATCGCGGCTTAATGTAATGGTTCCGGGTTTTGCGCTTGTTGAGTTGGCGGTTCTTCCGGATGTTGATGCGTTTGCTCGTTTCACAGAGCCTCCTTTTGAAGTATATCTGTGTGGTAAACGAGACTGTAAACGACTATCTAGCTCATCCCAATACTCAGGATCTGCGGGATCCCAACCATCGGCAGCCAGTTCTTGGTCAATTACTTTGGCAATTCTACTATCTGTATCTCGAGCTTGTGGATCATACCAAGAGTTCTTTTTTAACCAACGTGTTGCATTGGCTTGAACTTCTGTGTTGATCTGATTAGGCACGTTTTCTTTTGGTGCCTTAGCTTGCTCTAATTGTTGTTTTTTGTAATGTTCAGCTTGTTTCAGACGCTGTTTAGCTTCTGTTAGCTGTTCTAAATATTCGACTTGAGCAGCTGCGTCGCCAGTTTGGGCTGCTTGCAACATCTTCATCTTAGCGTATTCTACACGGGTTGCTTCGTCTTCAATAGACTTGTCAATCTGTGCGAATTGGTAAGATACTGCAGTGCTTTCAACCTTAGCTAAACGTTCTGCTAGCTCGGCGTTACGGCGCTCAAGTGCTGTAATCTTGTTTTTTGCTGAAATTTCGCGTTGTTTCTTTAACTCTTTCTTGAGTTTACGCTCTTCACGACGAGCTTCACGGATTTTCTCACGTTCTTCGTCATTTTCACCTTCTTCAGCAGCTTCATCGTCTTCACGCTCTTCATCAGTGCGGTCATCTTCAGCTTCTACGTGACCACCATCTTCGTGATCTTCAATTTCCTCTGGAAACTCGACTTTAGCCACTAATGTGCCGTCGTCTAATTCCTTCATCGGGACGTGATCGTCCTGATCCTTATCTTTCTTTGCCATTCTCTACTTTCTTTCTTTTGTACAAAAGTTTAATTTGGTAATTTTTTAGCCATATTTTCAACCAAATTTTTAGCAAACTCATAAAGTTCACTATCTGTTTGAGTGCTTTTAAAAGCATTAATTACCACACAAACCAACCTTACGTTATCGGGAATATAACCTTTGCTGTTATCAATTCTATCTATTGAAATTGACGTCGGTTCAGTTTTTCCTGTAGCCCATGTCATTTTTACACCACTTAAAGCACACAATCCTTTTTGTTCTTCAAATAGTTTTAATAAATAGTTAACATCAATAGTTACTTCTGCTCGTGTTTTAGCAAGTCTCAAAGTGCTGTATAAATTGAATCTCGGAGTTTTTCTTCGATATTCTCTTACTTGTTCTAGCGTTTGTGCCATGTTAATCCACGAAAGCCCGCATTTTTTGTGCCGCCTCAAAGGTTTTAATCTTTGAAATGACTTCACGGGCTTGCAGTGTAATAAACACCACTGGAGCACCGCCATCGTCGGGCTGCACTACAAAACGATCGCCACCGTACTTGATTGTGCGAACTAAATCGCCAACCGCGCACCATGGGCCTTCGACCCAAGGGGTCAAATCATCTGGGCTTCTATAAGCCAAGGGTCCAATAGCACGTACTTTAGCTACAGTTTCGTTAAAACGTAACGTTTGCCTGGTCTCATCAACAAGGATGATACCGCCTTTACTGGTTATCTTTTCACGGCGCAGTTGCACCAATACTCGGTCACCAAGAATTTCTACACCAGGGTCAATTTCTGGAAAACACTCTAATTCTGAGCGTAAATCCGGCTCGTCCTGTTCTTTAAAATCAATCACCTTACGGCAATCCTTTCTGAATCTTACGATTCGTCGTCTTCGTCTTCCGTCAAAATTTCGTCAATAATGTCCAAGGTTATTTTCAAGCCTTGAATAATGCCGACGTACTGCTTATAATCATCAAATGAATTGATGTTTGAACCCGCGGTGACGGTTTCCGCATGATTACTTATCTCAGTCCTTACGCGACCGATAATTTCGGATAAAAAGTCCTTCATATTCTTACTAATACGTGGGTGCGGATAAATCCGCCCTAAATATTAATAAAAGTTACCGCCGCCGATTTCGTTGAGGTTTTTATCCGGACCAACTTTAGGTGATTTAGCCATTTTGTTTTGATTCAAAACTGCATTGTTAGCACGCTTGGAGCCAGAGTTGCCTTTGTCGATAGTTGTTTCACCAGGACCACCAGCGTAGCCAGGAGTACCAGTCATTTTGTATGATTTACGGAAGCCTAATTCGCCGCCGTCTTGTTTTTTAGTTGCCATTATTGTCCTTCAGTGGGTTGTTGTGGTTGTTGAGCTTGTTGCTCTTGCATTTGGGCCATCTGCTGTTCGTGCATCTGCTGGGCTTGTGCCAAACCCTGTTGGTGTTGCTGGTCCTGTTGCTGCATTTCCATTGCATGCTGCTGTTGGGCCTGTGCTAAACCTTGTTGATGCTGTTGAGCGGCTTGTTGTGCCTCAATTTGTTGTTGAACCTGTTGTGCTTGTTGCTCAAACGCTTGTTGCTGTACTGCCAATCCGTGTTGGCGGATATCAGCATTGGCGGCGTTGATTGCTTCCAAGGCGGATTGATCTTGTTCGGCTTCTAACTGGGTCTGTAATTGATCCATTTGGGAGCCGGTTGTGATCATAGCAACACGCTCTTTTGCAGCGTTATTGATGTTAGCCATTGCAATATCTGTGGCATTGCGTTGGTTATCAATGTTAGTCTGTGTGCTGTATTTAGCTTGCAACTCTTGAACTTTTTGCTGCAATTCTGCAATTTTGATTTGGTAATCTTGTTGCATAGATTGAGTATCGAGCTGCATCTTAGCCTGAGCCTCTTGCAGCTTACGTTGAGTCTCAGCAGTCTGAGTCTTAACGATTGCCGCAGCTGTTGGGTCAGACATGAGCATAGTCTGCTGCTGTTGTTGCTGAGCTTGAGCAACTTTTTGAGCCAAACCATTAATTTGCTGTAGGAATGGTCCAATAGTTTGTTGCGCATCTTGGCCAACCAACTGGGAAGCAAGTGCCAATGCTTGTTGTGCTTCTTGATCCAATGGCAACTCTTGGTGTAGCTTGAGTACATCTTCACCACCAGACGCTTTGGCAACATAAGAACGCATCGATTGCAGATAGTGCAGCGTTAAGTGTTGCTTAATGTGCTCTAAAGCATGCGGCGCGAATGCTGGGCCAATTAATGGGTTACCACCGTACGCAGGGTTCATTGCATACTCTAAGTGAATCTTAAGGTGTGCAATGTGGTCCTGGTCGGGGTAGGCGGCAGCGGGTCGTCCCATCGTCATAGAGACATTCTCTAAGGCCGGATTGGATTCGTTGGCGCCTTGTGGATTTGGCAGTACTTCTTCGAGCTCAGGAATTTTTAATTGCTTGAGTACGCGCTTATAAACTGCACGCATGTCAAACATTCCTGGAGGCGCGGTGCCTGCCATTTGTAGGAGGGCTTGATTCTGAGCAAGACGTTGTGTCTCAGAAAAAATGTTGGGGTCAGATACTGGACGAACGTCTGAGTTGTACGAAAAGTCACGTACCTCAATTTCTTCGCCAGACAAGTTGTCCATCTCTTGCAAGTACCAATGATTGATACGGGAGATGATAGCCAGTGATTTTTCTTGGCTGCGGTGTAAGCGAGAGTGAATGCTAGAGAACACTTTAGCACCCTGCTCGATCAGAGCTTGGGTTGTACCAACAGGCATCTGGCTGTTAGCGTCAGCAATCTTCTCTTCAGCTGTGGTAACAACACCTTTGGCTGCTTGAGTTAACCAACCTAACAAGTCGTACAATACGCTTGATGGTGGGTTAAATGGCATTGGCATCGCAACCTGACGAATGTCAGTTACGCCAGCACCAGCTTCTACTTCGACTACTTGAGTTGGTTCAATTCGATCAGATTGTCCAGACACTCTTCCAGTTTTGAGTTTAAGTAACGTCTGGCTGTTGTTGATATGAGCAGCGTCAAGCAAAGCACGTAAAGCACCAGTGAGAGCAGCAGAGAGGCCGCCAATAAGATGGGGGAGACCAATAGCATAAGCGCCACGCCAAGGGATGAACTTGAACTCAACAATCCAGTCCAATTTTTCGCGTTTTTCATCATTTGCGTCCCAGTTGCGGTATAGTGCTAATACTTTGCTTGTTGTCTCATCGATGGTGAGGATATACGGTGCACGTTTACCTTCTGTTTCTGGATCATCGTCCAGTCGCATATAGCAAGTGATTTCGTAGATTCTACGCAGTTCATCAATATTCTTTTGAGGTAAGTCTTTACCTTCAATTTTATTATTGGCTTTTTCCGATTGCGTCATGTCGTTAATCGGAGCATCGGACGTGTAATCTAAATTATCTAGGTCACGATATAGGCCAGCATCAATACGCTTTAAATACTCGTCGCCAGTAATGTCTTGTTGCTCTGTGACACGTTGCGCGGTGTAGAAGTTTGTTGATGAGTAAGGTAGGATGATGTTGTCAATTGGAATCCACTCGCATGTTGGGCGAGCTTGTTCTTCGTCGTACATCCACTTAAGGTACTGAGATCCGCCAAGGGGTAACTGTGTAAACAGTTGCTCCATCTCATCGCGAAACTCTGGAATTTGTTGTGTTAATTGCCAGTTAAGAAAGTTGACTTTTCGGTCTGCTGTTTCTTCTTTGGTTTTATCGTCGTTGCCTTTGATGTTGGATTTGACGATGCCATCTGGTGGTAATAACTCTTTGGCAGCGGAAGCTGCGAAGTCAACGCAAGCCTCGGCCATGACGGGATGAACAACTTTAGAAGCACCGTCGAAAGTAGCACCACCAGGAGCGTCCTTACCAAGGCCCGTCCTACGAAGTCCTTCTTCATATTGTTTGTCTCTTTGCTTGCGAGCCTCTTTGTCTACATCGATATAGTCGAGGTATTCAATGGCTAATGAGTTTAATGTCTGCTCATCAAACACTTCTGCAAGGTTTGCGTAGAACTCTGGGTTTTTAAGTGGGCTAGATTTTTCGACGTAGTTAACCACAACCGAACCATCGTCCAGTTCTATTAGCTCTTGCTCTACTTCATCGTGTTCTAATCCAAGTATGTCTTCATACTCTTCCATCTCAGCATCTTGCTGCTTTGCATCTGCAATCTCGTCCTCGCGGTCGAGACTGGGCAAATTGCCGCCAGCTTGGATAGGTAATGATGGTTGTGCCATAGATTATTTGATTTGGAATTTGGTGGGCCGGAAATATGCCCTTATTTTAACTAATACGCTATTTGGTCTTAATCCGCCCTTATTGGGCGTAAGGGTTAGCAAAACGTTTGCGGGAGTCATCGTCAGCATAGTCATAATCGCGGGCCGGTAGGTAATCTAACTGCAACCACCCATCATCTCTAAGGATTCGTAGTGCCTGTGATAGCGAATCCACGTAGTCATCGTGGCCGCCCATTTCTGGGAATGAACAGACTTGGCGCAGAAAACGTTTGGCCCAATCAGCAAAGTCACCGCGCTTTACTAGATCTTCAGGAATAAACACTTTTCCTTTAGCTACAAGGGGCGCTATAATGTTCAATCGTTGGACTTTGTCCGCCCTACCGGGGTTGTATCCTTGTACAGGCACTCCCGCGCCCCTGAGCTCTTGGATAAGGCTAATACCCGCCGATTTGTCTTCCATGAGGATGAGGTCTGCTTTTTTACCTTTAGCAAACTCATTATCTGCACCATAAACGACTTCTTTAAAATCATTTACTACTTTGCGGCGTAATTCTGGGTAAGAAAGATGGTTATCCCAAGCATCAAGCAAGATTGCACAAGTGCCGCCGTCTTCTTGCTCAAAGATTCCCCACACAGTGCATGCGGTGGGGTCGTTGTGGGTTTTTTCTGAGGTGGCTGGGTCGTATGAAGCTAAGACGTATTCTAGCTCTGGTGTTGGCCTATCCGCCGGCCACATTTTAAACTGCTTACGTTTGATAATACCAGCGGACTCTGGGTCCAGAATCTCACCGTAAATCTCTTGGCGACCAATGTCGGTGCCATCATACGTTTCTAGCTGTTTAAAAAATGTCTCGGAGAGGTTCTCCCGATTGTCATACGAGGACGCGTTGACCATGTAGACGTCGCCACCGACTTTACCTTCGGCGAGGTCGACAATGAGCTCGCGTGGCTTGGGGGTGGTGGTGATGATCTGCTGGACGCGGGGTATTCTAGGATCTTTAAGTCGTAGGGTGAACTGTACGCCATCGTATGCGTCGTCAAGATAGTCGAATGCACAGAGCTCGTCAAACCAAGCTCCGTGATATTGTTTACCGCGGTAACGTTCTGGCTCTGAGGCTGGAATCCCCTGAATGATTGATCCGTTGATGAGGGTAATCTCAAAGAGGGACTTGTTGTAATCTCGTATAAGGCTCTTGGGTATGATATTAAGAAGACCGGAGTCTCCTTCGAAGCAAGTTGCACGGATATCATTAGAGGTTGGGGCGGTGACAAGCCAGCGAGTGCCGGGGTAACGCCAGGCACGAATGCCAATCCAATGGCTAGCAGTATGCGTCTTACCAGAGCCGCGGCCTGCAAGCATAAGAAACGTATCATACTCTCCATCTTTGGGTTCTCTTTGGTGCGCCAATGCTTGTTTAGCCCAAGTGATGCGCCAGATAGCAGCATCAAGCTCGGGCTTGGGCCAGTGTGGGCGTTCTGCGGCAAACTTTTTTATTTCAAGTTGCTCTTCTTTTGTTAAAGGCATGCAATAAATCCTTCTTCTACCAACATGGTGCTATCGTCGCCATCTAATTCGATGTGAACGCACGCTTGTGGTATGATTTTTTCAATTTTAGTAATCATTCTCCAATTTTGCCGCACTTTGATCGGCTTAGAAGTTTGATGTTCCATCAATTTGAGTTTTGTTTTAATGTAGACCGTATATCCTGATAATGGATTGCGTCCTTCCAGTACGGTTTTGCAACCTAGCGTCTCGGCAAGGTATTGAATTTGCTTGACTGTTGGTAAATGTTTGGAACTAAATCGAAACCTATCTAACTTTTGGTTATATTGATTTGGTTTTGCATACATAATACCACTAAGAAGCTCCAGACGTTGCTCTGGGCTAGCTAAAAGATAATTGTTCGGTATTTTATACGGCACATTGGGTGCCAGATGGGACAGAACCGTTGGCTTTGTGCTGTACACTTGACGTTTTTTGATGGGATCACGCCAAGATGTTGGTAAATAGCCGTAGTCTTTTAATTTTTCTACAATAAAATCAAAGTGTTGCGCCGGAATTTTTAAAGTTCCGTCTTTTCTTTTAGAGAAAAACCACAATCCAAACACAAACGGCGGTACTGGCAGGTCTCTATGTGGTAATTCTAACGGTCCGGCGGTTGGCACGCTGTACATAAGCCTGCCGTGCTTGTTGGTCAGTTCGATTTCAGATAGCGTTCCAAGGGAATAGTTGGATAGCGGCCTGCGAAATTGGAATTTGCCCTTGTATTCCCAAACTCTTTTGCGGTACTTTGGCGTTTCAATAGGGAGTTTGAGGTCTTTATCTCCAGCGACCGAGGTTCCATCTAGGAACGTGACCCGGTAACATGGGCGTTTGTCTAGGGGCTGGGCGAGCTTTACCCGGACCTTGCGGCCCAGTCTGTCAAATACAATGTCACCCGGTCTGATATCCTGCGCTATTTTCCAATAGTCAAGGGTTAACACCTTTTGTGTTGCCAATATGGCCATTCAGTATCCATTCTGCAAATTTTTTCAATTCACCTTTTGTGGCGTTATTTTTCATTCTATTGGCTTTATTTGAAAGCCACATAACATTACCCTCAACATACCCCAATTCAGGAATAATTTTATCTAATGATGGGCTATTATCTGTTTTACCTGGTTGAGACCAAGACAGTTTTATTTTTAAAGCTGGACATGTATCAGTGGCAATTGATTTCAGATAATCTAAAGAAACGGTAAACGGGATATTTTCTTTTTTTGATCTGGATTTAATATGCGCATAAGACCTGCTTATGTGTTTCTCAAACGTGTTTCTTTCACCAACTGTTTGATTTTTCCAAAGCTGGGGACTTGCCCAAGATTCATAAAAAAACCCTTGTTTATTTTTTCGGGTTTGGTAACCCAAAAAGAAAAAACCATCTTCGCGATTGTCTCCGCGATTAAATGGTTTTCCTGTAGTTGCGTTTAGTCTTTTCATACTTTTACTAATACGCAATTTTTATGTTTTACGTCCTTGTAATTCGCCATAAAAGTTTTTCAATACCCACTTATCTAGGTATTTGCCTAATAGCAGCCTTATCTTGTTGATTACCCCATTTGGTAAATTTTGGATTACTAAAGCGTCTTCAGTGAGCTTTAAACGAAATGCTAAGTACTTAGCCGTCTCTCTGTCCAAAATTTCAATGGGAACGTCTACCGAATCAAAATTGTATAAATCGCACACCAGTACGCGCAAACCAATCAGGTTGTGCCCGTTGTCTTCCAGTGCGCCTTGGATTTGATAAACGTATTTGTTCATACTCCTACTAATACGCAAATTGTATTAAAGCAGCCTTTATTACAAAAAGTTATATTAAAGGATTCTTATATAACTAAAAGTAATCATTATCCACAGTATCCATAGTATCCAGGGTCTAAATGACTATTACCCTCTATATCTTTTTTACTTTTTTAAAAAAAATAAAAAAAGTAAAAAGAAGGGTGGATACTGTGGATCGTAGGGTAAATAGTCTTTTAAATCAACGAGTTACCGTGCCACCCTTTCATTTCAAAGGGTGGCAAATATCCAGGATGCAGTGCAGCAATTTTAAATATAGCAAAAATTTACAAAAAAAATTTACAAACTTGAGTTTTGACCTGGGGCCGCCGCCCCGGGGTGGGTGGTACCTGATTAGGCGGCATGGCATATTGGAAAAGGGGACCCTGCGCCGAAAAGGAGGGCCATTCCACATTGTGAGATGCCATTCCACAATGTGGAACAGCCCCTCGCGCCCCACGCTGGCACTCAGTCACCCTGCCTGCTAGTAATGGGGACAGAGTGGGCGCGGGCCCCAGCGTGCTGGCCCACCTAATAACCACACTGCCATCATGGGTATTAGCTAGGGGCTTGACGCCAGTGTGGCACTGTGCTAGGGCCGGGCGCGGTGGTGGCGTGGTGAGCTGGGCGCGGTGGTGGAGTGGTGGTGTGGCTGTGTGGTACGCGTGCGCGAGAGCGTGAGAGGGTGGGTGGACGTGAGGTGGCGCTATTGGCAGATAGCGGATCCCCAGCAAGGCCCCTAATCGGGCCATAGAGACGCGATCGCTATCAGGTGATACTAACCCCTCACCTACCCTGCGATCTCTAGTATTCCAGTAACCACGGGGGTTTGCGGTCTTGTTAGTGAGCACTTCAATCTTTATCACATTGTGAAATGCAAATGCGTATTAGTGGTTGTTTTTATGTTTGGCCTGTGACTATAATGGAGTCATCGGAAGTGCAGTGGCTAATCCACTCAGTGCAGTACGCAAACCCAACCGCGATCTATGAGGGGGAGCCAGCAGAACTGGTGCCGTTATCCAACACGGCGTATGACGGACAAGATAGTAATACTCAGAGCCCATTGCCATGCAGTGAGCTCGAGGGATTACTAACCAACACACAGGAGTTAACACCATGACACAGAAATACGTTCACGAACTCAAGGCAGGCGACATCGTGCAGGCCCACGGTGGCACGTTCAAGATCCTATACAACGCACTGCCATCCCGTGCGCACTTCACAACAGACTGGCGTACTTGCACCCAGTTTCCTGAGGCACCTGACTGCGCGTACACCGAGGGCGAATGCCTGACCGGTGAAGTGCCGGGGTATTTCAGCAAGGGCACCAAGTGGACATTCCAGGGCAACTTTAAAGCCGGCAAATACACATTAGTAGACTAACCAAGGAGCGACACCATGGACAAGCAATACGCCAAAGCGCTGGCCGAGTTTGACAGGCTGGGCCACGTTAACGACGACGACCTAGACGGCACGATCGACCACCTAGTCTTCAGGGCCCAGCATGAGCTGGACCTTGAGGACGAGGGCGAGAATGAGTACGTCGGTTACGTGATGCCCCGGGCCAACTACATCAAGATCCAAAAGTTCGTGAACAAGTGGAAGGGCAAATAACTATGACACGCGTGCAGACCAAGGCAGTGGGTGACAAGCTGGCATTCACCCAACGCGACGGTACCACCGCACTGCACGCCCCGGAGTTCAGGCACAAGGGGCGTGACTACTATTTCCTAGGCGGTGTATACTATGACCTCGAGCCAGTTTTAATTGATTACCTATTCAAGGAGCTAACATGATCAACAGACACCAAGAGAAGATGGCCTTCGCAGAGGGCTATCACGCTGGCATGAACAGCGAGCCGTTCGACAATCCATACGAAGACTTTGACCTGCGCGTCCAGTACGGCGCAGGCTACCGCACAGCCTCAGATCGCATTGAGGCATTTATCAACGAACACAATCAGGAGTACGCATAATGGCATACATGAACCAAGACAAAAAGAAGATCATCAAGGCTAACCTCGACAAGGTGCTCAAACCACTGGGCATCAAGTACAGCCTGCGCGTGCAAGATCACATGAGCATCACCTGCACCCTGCGCAGCGGCCCAGTGGACTTTGTTGAGAACTTCAAGCAGACCACTGGCAAGGACTTTGACCTGCACGTACGCAACCACATCCAAGTGAACCCGTACTGGTATCAGGAGCACTTCACACACCGCCCACAGCGCGTGATTGGCGAGGTACTTGACGCGCTTAAGAGTGCAGACTATTATGACAAATCAGACGCGATGGTTGACTACTTTGACACCGCGTACTACTATCACCTGAACGTGGGTGACTGGGACAAACCATACAAACTGGAGGTAACACAATGAGATCACTTAACGCAATCTGCAGGGCCCGCGACGAGGCACGCTACGTGTCACGCACTTGGTCCAACCCACCAACTGCACCTGACGTGCCATGGGAGCCTGTGTACAAAAAGCCTGTAGAGACTCCCGACGATATCATCGGCGTGGTTAGGCCTAACCCGCTCACGCTTAGTGGTGAGGGCATTGAGTACATGACCCGTCGCCAGTACGAGGAGAATAAGGAGCAGTACCAAGAGGAGCTGCGCGTGCTAAGAGAAAGCAAAAAATGACAGAGATATTTGTTGCAGACCCCGACGCTCAGTTCACCTGCCCCTATGACGGGGCTAGGACTGAGGCAATCAGCTCCAACGGCTGGCTTTACATCGAGAAGTGCCCACAGTGCAACCGCACAATTACCTTTGAATTTGAAGACGAGGACTATGATGACTAAATTTAAACCCGTAACAAGAGACGACCGCAACAGCCAATTTGGCGCCATTTGGAGAGCATTAGAGGCGTATCGCGAGGACTGCATACCTGAGGGCCAAGACCCCCAGTACGATGAAGAGTGGAGCGATATCTGCACGGCCATGGCATGGTGGATGGAGGACCTAGACAGCTACGATTGTGAATATAAGTAATGCGTGATACAATCTACTGGTGGTACAATCACCTTGAACAAGACCGAATCAAACTAAACGAGGAGCAATAACATGAGCGAATTATTTCCAGTGATTAACATCAACTACGAGAACCGCAAGCCGTCCAAGGCCGTCATCATGCGCACGATTGCAGAGTACCTCAAGCAGGGGTGCAAGGCGTTTGAAATCAGCTGGGGCGAGAACGTCATCGACATCAACTGGCACCCACGCTACAAAGAATGGTTTGGCACTGGCTGGATCAAAGAGATTGGCGGTGACGACATTGCCAAAGAATTAAACAGCGCGTACAAAGAGGCAGTAGCGCAGCATACAAAATTCATGCAGGACCACTTTCAATTCATCCACGTAAAATAAGGAGCATCACCATGATTACAGATAATATGATCGATCAGTTAGGTATCATCGATACACAAATCAAAGAGCTCGAGGCTACAGCTCGCAAGCTCAAGGCTGAACTCATTGCTAGAGGTGTCGGCAAGTACGAAGGTGTAGAGTTCATGGCCGAGGTGCAGCACTACGATCGCGCAACTATCAGCCCAATCCTTGTTAAGGAGTTTGGCTCTGCTGACTTCGTGGCCCAAGTGACTCAGGTCAAGCCAGTGGACGCAGTCGTCGTGCGCAAGGTGCAAGCATGAAAATCAACACTAACCGCTTTGAGCTCAACTTAGACGCCGAGGAGTTCTTGGCCATCAAGCGTGCGCTTTACTGGTACGCTGACAAGCTGACCAACATGGAGCGCTCACGTGGTCGCGATGACGGCGAGTGGGACGTGGTGATGTACTTGCAAGACAAGCTGGGCAACCAGCTCAAGCGCGAGGCATTCATACCATGAGCCAATATCGTTACGTATTGATGGACGAGTTTGGGGGCGCCTGCAGGAAGTTTGTATCAAAGCTGGAGGCAACTCCCTACCTAACTGCAGGCATGAGCTTGGTGACACTACCGCGCGAGCCTAAAGCAAACCCGTACCAAGTAGCAGTAGTAATGCTGCAGGAGGCACCATTTTGAGATACTTCCTCGTACCGATTGTGGTCATCCCAACAATATTATTTTTGCTATCGATGGGTTACTTATTCACCGGTAAGCTACAGAGAAGAGTGGGCACTGGTGCCACGATCGGTTTCTTTTTGCTTTTGGTATTGTTGTGCTGCATCTTCCCAAGACTAATTGCAGTCATAGTCGTGGCGTTGATCGTCTTCCCACTTATTTTTATGGAGCAACAATGAATGACTTTTTAACTGACTACCTGCAGTCCCTGTACGGCATACCAGTGCTAGACAGCGAGCAAGAGTACGAGCTGGCCCGTCGCATTCAGCAAGGCGATGAGCTTGCGCTGGACAAGCTAGTCACGCACAACCTGCGCTTTGTGGTGTACACGGTGCGCAAGCTGACCGCGTGGAACCACTCACGCACGCCTCAGGAGGACTTAATTGGCATGGGCAACGAGGCGCTCTACAAGGCTGCACGCCAGTGGGTGCCAAAGAACGGCGCCAAGTTTGCAACGTACGCCAAGCGGTTTATTCTGCGTGGCGTGGAGCGTGGGCAGGACGACGAGGAGAACTTGGTGCGCATACCGATTAAGGTGCGCGAAGAGATCCGCAAGATGACGTACACTGAGCGTGCACTCACTCAAACGCTTGGGCGAACGCCAACAGTTCAAGAGCTCGCTAAGGTGCTGGGCAAGACGGCCAAGCGCGTGAACCAGCTAAAGTTTTACATGTTACAAGAACCCACGTCATTAGACGCACTGCAATTAGATAAGATGGAGGACGAGCACGATGATTAACTTAACCAAAGAGCAAGAGATTGCTTACAAGCGCTTTATTAAGGCGCGCAATAACGTATCGCTGGGGCAGTATCGCAGGCTAAACAAGGGGCCGTGGCAACCGACCAGTGACGTGCTCTGCACTGTGGACGTGGCTGGAATGAACCACCCCATGTTTTTAGAAAATGAGGCGTGGGCAGAGTACAAGGAGGCAAGCCTAGCATGGTGGGCCATCGAGCCTGCATATAGGAAAGAGGAGCGCATGAGCATGATCCGCGGTGACTACGGCGACGCAGACTCATGGAAAGACAAGGCACACAACGTAAAGGAGATAGTATGACGCAAATTATTCCAACGGACGTATACGACAGGGAGGGCAACCTGCTGCGTATTGAGTACCATAACTTAGAAGGTGATTTTGAGATTCAGGCAGAGTGGAACCCGCAGGAAGAGCAGACCAGCGAGAACCGCGAGAACTTTAGAAAGTGGGCGACCACAATGGTTAAACGATTAGACTACGAGGTGAAGACATGAGAGGATGCACAGGAAATTGTAACCAAGGGCGCAGTGTTTGCAACTGTAAGGGAATTGAGATGGACTACGGCAAGCCTGAGCGCTTTTTATTTTTAGAGCAAGAGCGCCAGCACCATAAATGGAACAAGTACGGCTGGATTGCCATTGCCCTATTTATCCTGTACTTTGGCTTTCACATCGTCAGCGCACTGGCCCAAGTGGTCACGATGCCAGACGGCAAGATTGTCAGGTGTACTCCAACGACGATTGGTACAGTGGTCTGTTTATAGCCCCATAGAGGCGTTTTTTAAGACTAGGTGAGGCTACCCCCTTACCCATTCATTTTAAACGCCTCTACGGCCCTATTTTAAAAAGTGGCAGGATTTGACAGGATTGCAATTCCAAAGGGTGGCACGGTAACCTGTTGATTCTTAAAGGTATTTTGGGTACGATCCACAGTATCCACAGAAGTTTTCACTTTTATCCCAAATATTTTATTTTTTATTTTTTAAAAATTTAAAGAAAAGTCAAAAGAAGGGTGGATACTGTGGATCGGCATACAAATAGTCTTATAAATCAAAGAGTTATCGTGCCACCCTTTCATTTCAAAGGGTGGCAAATATCCAGGATGCAGTGCAGCATTTTTTAATATTTCATAATGTGAAACGCAGGTCGAACGATTTGCGTATTAGTAAGGGCAAGGAAAAAGGAGAATCATGTTACAAAAACCAGACGCATTAGAGGTGGATTTTAATGCGATACCCAACGACCTCAAGAGAATCCCACGGTTTTGCCTGTGGAAGTACACCTTGGTCGGAGATGGTGAGTCGCAAAAGTGGAGCAAGCTCCCAGTGCAGCACACTGGAAAGTCTGCATCCTCTACTAACCCAGCAACTTGGACAGACTTCTTTACGGCACAAAAGGCATACGAGAATGGTAATTTTGACGGCATTGGCTTCGTTTTTACTGGGGATGATAACCTCATTGGTATTGATATTGACGACTGTAGAGATACTCAGACTGGTGAGTTAAACGAGCTGGCCCAGTCCATCATGGACAACGTGAAGGGTTACGTGGAAGTCAGCCCATCGGGTACGGGCATTAAGATATTCACCCGCGCTGAATTACACTCTGCGCACGTTGACCACGCCATCGGGCTGGAGGTGTACCCAAAGAGCCGGTACTTCACGATGACGGGCCACAAGATTGCAGGCGACGTACCTAGCGACCCGCAGGACCTCACCGCGCACGTACCACCGCGCGCAATGCGCCAGTCAGACGACGACTTTGCAAACTACACGCCACCAGTCGAGGGCTGGGACATCCTGCGCGTAGAGACCGAGCTCTTGCCTGAGCTTGACCCAAACTGTGGGTATGATGACTGGAAGAATATTGGCATGGCGCTGCACCACCAGTTCAGTGGCGACGTCGAGGCCTTAGAGGCGTGGGAGCGTTGGAGCTCGCAGTCCAACAAGTACACCGTGACCGGCATCAACTCCTGCACGACGAAGTGGAATAGCTTTAAGGGTCAGGGCATCACGTTGCGCTCCCTGATATTTAAGGTGAACCAAAAAAAGCTGCAAGCGGCCTTGGCCGCTGGAGAGATAGTGCTGGACATATCCAACCCGCTAGACCACGCAAGGAAGTTTTTGTCATCGATGTACACGGTGGAAAATGGCTATAAGCTGGTGCACTATGCGGAGGACTTCTTTGTGTACACTGGCACGCACTACACCTACATCGAAGAGGCCACGGTGCGCTCCCAGCTATACAAGTTTTTAGACAAGTGTCAGAAGCAGGACAAGAAGGGCAACTTGGTGCCGTTCAACGCCAACCCATCGGTAGTGAACGCCGCGATTGATGCGATTAAGTCCATCGTGCACTTGGCCAACGACCCGAACACCAAGCCACCAGTTTGGTTAGACGGTTACTCGGCCAACAACCCGCCGGCTGAGAAGTTAATCAGCATGGTCAACGGACTGTTTCAGATGGATCAGCTCGTATTGTTTCCGCACTCGCTGGGATTCTTTACGTACAACTCGCTGCCGTTCGAGTACGACCCATCTAAAGACTGCCCCGAGTGGATGAAGTTTTTAGATGACGTGTGGGGCGAGGACAATGAGTCTAAGGAGCTGCTGCAGGAATACTTTGGGTATATTCTCTCAGGGGACACCTCAGAGCAGAAGTTTTTAAACATCATTGGTCCGCGACGTAGCGGTAAGGGAACTATTAACAAGGTGCTCGTTGACCTACTAGGCCAACACAATACAGTCGCACCACAACTGGAGGAACTCTGTGATACTTTTGGACTACAACCTTGGCTTGGCAAGCTCCTTGCCTCCTTTACCGACGCCCGTGCTCCTGAGCGTAATCGTTCTGCTGTGGTCAGCCAGTTACTGCGCATTGTGGGTGGAGATACTGTCACAGTCAACCGTAAGAACAAAGAGTCTTGGAATGGTTACCTACCTACTAGGATTGTTATTTATTCTAACGAAGTACTCCAGTTAACCGAGAACAGTAACGCGCTCACCGGCCGCATGTTAGTGCTTAAGATGTCAAAATCTTTTTACAACAAGGAAGACACCACACTGTCATCACGCTTGAGAAAAGAATTGTCAGGCATCTTTAACTGGGTGATCGAAGGTCAGCGCAGACGTCTGGCGCGAGGTGGTAACTTTGTGCAGCCTAAGTCGGGCAAAGAGTACTTAGACTTGATGAGCGAGTTGGGCAACCCAATCGGCTCGTTCATTGATGACGTGCTTGAGATTGACCCAGCCTACACGGTCAACAAGGATGACATCTTTGCATGCTACAAGCGCTGGGCACTGCACAAGAGCATCACACCCGGCTCGGAGCTGTCATTCAAGCGCAGATTCTTGGCCGCGATTCAAGAGCACCACGTTGAATCGGACTCGACTCGCATCGGTGGGCAGAGGCAGCACATTTATAAGGGCATACGTCTGAATGAGAAGGCTCAGAGGTATATTGACAGCATTGAGAAATTAGACAACGGAGAGATATTTTAATGACGCACGAAGAGCAACTATTCACAATGGCCGCGGCGGCCGTCATGGGCCTAGTAGCAAGGGGCGCAAGCCCCGCTGAGGTCCGCGATACAGCGTGGCAGTATGCACAGTTCGCCTTGGCCGGAAAGCCAGTTGAGAATGAGAATCAATAAGTTTAGGTTTCGCCGAACGGTGATGCGTAACGACTTCACCCGCCTGTTTGGGGGTGTGGGTCGGCGCAGGACAATCTCGCCCAATAAGTTAAAGGTAAGATCCCGTAGCTTTAATTGGCGATATTGGCACTCTGGTATCGTGGGTCGCAAACACCGCACTAAAATGCAGAAGATCCGCCGAGCCCACCAAGGCCACCGCAACAAAATATTTGGCAGCATTCAGGCGCTTAAGATCCGCCTGATGTACGGCCAACGTAAACCAACACCCCAATTTAGGAGATAGATATGTGTGGAGCATTATCAACTGACCTTTTAGAAGCAATCCAATGGATCATCTTGTTTGCACTGATCTTCGCGTTTGGATGGATATGGGGATCACTTAAAAAATGAACGCAAATGACCTAGCCGATGAGTTAGATGCGGCATCTAGCGACATGGAATATAACTACCACGTCAGCGATTGGAAGCTATTATCCGATGCGGCAGAAATGTTGCGCCAACAAGCAGAGCAAATCAACAACCTCAAGCAATGGGAGCGCCGTTACCTTGACGTTATTGAGTCACTGAGCTACGACAGCAAGCAGGCACTAAACCCCGACCTAAGAACGCACGATGGGAGATTGAAATGAACGGCGATGATTATGTAATTGACGGCGATTTAGCTTTTAGTAATTCTAAAGATGCTTTGAAGTTTTACCAAACCGAATATCGCAAGCAACAAGCTGAAATAGAGGCGTTAAAAGCTGAAAATCAATTTTTTAAAGACATCATGGGTGATGTTGAATTATTAAGAAAGGCACAAGAAAAATGAACAATGAACCAGTAGCGTGGATGCACAAAGAAAGCGGTCAAGTATTTGCTGGTATGGGAAGCCCAACATTTTACAATGATTTTATTCCGCTTTATTTACATTCAGCAAAGACACTAACAGATGAGGAAATATGGGATTTCATAAATGCTCTTTGTTTAGACATGGGCGATTACTGGGAATTGACTGAAAAAAATGCTATCCCAATGATTAGAGCAATACTAAGAAAGGCACAAGAGAAATGAACGCAAATGAACTAGCTGATGTATTTAATACATACGATGAGCCACATGATTGGGGAACTCAAGCTGCAACTATGCTACGCCAGCAACAAGCCGAAATTGAGGCGTTGAAAGCCCGTATTGAGCGCATGGTTGAAAACCAAAGCCATCACGAGGGCATTGCCCACGCTGGCGGATTTGAACAAGGCCACGAAGCTGGGCGCAAACTAGGCATGCAACAAGAGCGGGCGTTGTGGGAACTAGCTGCGTCAACACAGGAGATTGAAGCAACACTAACGGAAGAAGATAAGTTTTGTGACAGCCACTGCGTGTGGACTGACCACCACCCAGAATGCAAACATGCAAAGTATAGGAGATAGCATGACCACCTTTACCACACAAGACCGGCAAGACGCGCAACGTGCCACGTTTAAAGAGTTCCCAGTCGGCAATTTTGTAATGCGGTTCTATAAAACAGACCACGTATGGACCTGCACTGTTAATGAGGATGTGTTGGACGCAGTGATTAAAATTGCTAAACCGTTGTCCGAAGAACAGATTCAAGCAGAATGGGAAAGATTAGGTTCGCCCGCGCCATCGAACACGCCCATGGAATAGGAGAATAGGATGATCAGTAATGCGAAACTTTCGGCCGGATATGTTTTTCATCCCGATCCACCCAAAGCAGGTGCATGGGTTATTGGCAAGACATTGCACATTTATGTTAAAAATAAACCATGCTGGTTACATAAGAAAATGACCAAGCTACTATTGGGCTGGGATTGGCAATGAGCTTCACCATTTACCAGTCTGACGGGCTCAAAGTTATCCAGTGGTTCCCCACAACCGATGCCCTTATTGCCAGCATGCTGGCCAATCCTAACGATACATATTGGAGAAACTAAATGTGGCAAGATATTAAAGATTTAATCAGCGGAACACTAACAGCAGTAGGAATGTTGCTTTGGGTATTATTTGTAGTTGCCATATTGGGTGGCTTGAGTGTTGGTGTTTACTGTTTATACCAAACCACATTAACGCCAGCACAATTAGAAGCACAACGACAAGCTGACATTGCCGAGCGAACACCCCATGTCTATAGTAAAGTAGATAATTGCACTGTATACATTTGGAAAAATGGTAGCTATAACAGTTACTTTACAAAGTGCGATAACACCAACAAAGTTGTGACAGAGTTTAGTCACAGTGAAAGTTGTGGCAAAGCATGTACCAAAAGGGTAGATGAGAAAGTGGAGACAAACTGATGACCGACATAGCCCTCGCCTTCTTCATCGGCTTTTTGATTGGCCTTGTCATGCGTCCACAAGACAAAGACATCGCCGAACAAAAGCGTATCTATGACGAGAAATTGAAAGAGTACGAAACAAACATCACGTATTACAAAAACTTGTGCAAATGGCACGTAGAAAGGATGCAACATGGAGCCAGTGACAATACCTCCGAGCCTAGTTAAGTACTGCTTTGAGGATGACGATGCAATTGATAGCATACGGGAGATGACAAAAGACCTGTACGAAACAATCGAGCACCGACTCAATCAAGTAGAACGACGTAGCAATCAAGCACTCAGACTAGCCCGTACTTGGTGCATCATGGCCGGTGAGGCAAAGGGCTGGACAGAAACCGAAATCGAAGCACAACTAAAGGACATCATAGGAAAATGAGCAAACTCAAAGTAACTGAACCTGCAGTAAAAGAAAAGTCGGGCAAGATCCTCAAAGACACACCAGCATACAGCCACGAAGAAATTGAGAAGAAAGCAGGCCGTCCCAAAAATGCAGACAAGCGTGGCT